TGTAGAAGTTTTCAGTTACTTTTACGAGCATACTTTTACATTATATAATTTCTCAAAACGATCTGCGTCCGCACGGTCATTGACCATTGGTTCGCCTTTGATATTAAGACTTGTGTTTAGCAACATTGGACAACCTGTTACTACATACCATTTTTCTAGGAGTTCTCTAATTCCTGTGCCATCTTGCGGTACTGTCTGTATACGACTAGTGCCGTCATGGTGAACGATAGCAGGAAATAAGTCAGGATTCCTACAATGACCGATGACTTGCATATACCTAGTATCAACGAAACCACTAGGCAAATGAAAATACTCGTTGACATGCTCCTCCAGAATGACTGGCGCAAATGGTCTAAATTCTTGTCTACGTTTAATTGCATTTACTCGATCCTTTATGTCGGGTCCGCGAGGATCGGCGAGGAGACTTCTATTTCCAAGTGCTCTTGGTCCAAATTCTGCTCTTCCGGAAGCAACTCCAACGATTTTATCTGATAATAAACTATCGAGGATGGCATTGACAGGGTACGGTCCGCTGATTTCTGTACCAAGGAATGCGTTTTTGAACTCAATTGGGCCGCCGTAGGCAAGGGCAGCCGCACCAAGGCTAGAACCAGCATCGCCAGGATTAGGCATAATCCAAATTTTTTCAAAATATTCACCAAGATTTCTATTAGCTAAACAATTAAGGGCAACACCGCCCATGTAACACAAATTAGTGCTCCACCCAAAGTCTTTTGCGCGGCGCATAACATTATATATCAAATTTTCACATAAAGCCTGGGCCGAACTGGCAATATCTTCAATATCGTAATGCTCTCGCCAGTCCCAGCTTACGCCAGTGTGTAAGTTTTCTTTAAAAGTAAGATCCCACTCATTTTCCACCAACTGCATCTTCATTAGTGTACTTGCTTGCTGGCTACCATAAGCGGCCATGCCCATAGTAATGTACTCATCTTCCATGGGCTTTAACCCAATTTCTTGAGTCATTGCTGTATAAAATAAACCTATGCTATGTGGATACTTTTGTCCCCATAAGCGTTTGTATCTAGCTTGCCCGTCAACATATTCTGCTCCCCAGATACTAATGGTATCCCATTCCCCAATAGCATCAATAATCACTACAGTAGCTCGATCAAACGGGCTAGTTTGAAATCCTGCCGCCGCATGGCTTAAATGATGGTTGTGTGTACTAACCGGCAATTTACCAAAGAAACCATGTAGTTGGTTTTTTAATATACTCTTTGTAGATAGCTTGTTCCATTCAACACTTTGGCCGCTATACAATTGACGTAACTGTTTCTTCCAGGGCGTTTCATAATATGCGACATGATCAATCGTGTATTGACCTAGCTCTGCAATCATATCAATATGTATATTAGGGTCGTTCTTAATCTTGCTATAACGCTCTGCGTGTCCAGCATATACAATCTCACCGTTGTTGATTACTGTGGCGGCGGCATCATGGAAGCCAGCCGAGATTCCCAATATGTTCATATAATTTGTCTGCTACATTTTTGTGACCAGCATCAAGGAAATGGCCGCCAGGGCCCTTTTTGCATCCGTTTGTCCATTCTGACATACCTGCTCGAGGCCAACCTAAAAACTGTTTATCATTGATTAATTTATTGTAGTGTTTATATTTAGAGCCAAATGTAGTTTTGTAGTATTCATTTCCTACTGTGGCTATCATAATATATCTAACTGCTTGATTTTCTAAGAAGCTCTGCACAAATATAATATCTTGCAAATACTTAGCGTACAAATATTCGCTATTTTGGTGAAGTGTAATGTACTGCCTAAGTTCATCGCGCCAAGGCCAGTTTTGTCGAAATACCAATCGAGGCTGACTACCGGGCCAAACGCTAAAGTTCCCGCCGTCGTCACTAAATTCCATTCGTCCGGGACTGGACCAGCCAATTACAACTAAATCGGGTTTTTCGTTGGTGGCAAAGTAATTAAGTAATTGTCTTGCCATTCCGGTATTATTATTTGCCGGTTCGCCAAGATTAACTAGATCGTATGTGAGGGAATTAGCTAATAGCTGTGGCCAAGAGTTAGCTCTATCCTCTAGCTCTTCGCCAAAGGTAAAGCTATCGCCTATTGTCAGTAATTTCATTTGTATATAAACGGATCTCTTTTGCGTAGTTCTTTTAACTTACGACGATAGTTTATTTCTAATTTAATTCTATTGTATAGATGTTTTAACCAATTCATTGATGGTGTCTTTCATTAATTGTGCAGCATCATAGTGCGCTTGTTCTAGGGGGTGATTTTCTGGACCTACATCATATTTATTCTCTACTGCCCACTGGTAAAAACCTCTTGGTTCAGTTGTATTCCATGATTCTGTAGCTAGAGGAAACATAAACCATTTAGAGTAATCCAATTTACCAGTAATTATGCAATTATCAGCACAGGTAAACATATAGGGAATACGTTTACTTTCTAATAATTCTTGTAGTCTACGGATATGATGATCGCTGTTGACATCATTGTCTCTAGTAGCCCATGTCCAACACACAACAACAAATATGTCCTTAACATCAATAGTTTGATTAATGTATGCAATCATTGTACTGGCTATTTCTTTATTACCAATGCCAGGGTATGCACAACATACGTAATCGTCGGCTAGTAGTGCGGGGAAAGTACTACGGCTAAAACCGTAAGGGCCTCCGTGCGGACTATCTGCTAGCTCACTGCCCCAGATAAAGCTATCACCCCCGGCTACTATAATCATATCCAGGCTTCATCATGTCTATCTGCATTTGCTTGTAGTTCATATCGTTCCAGCAAAAGTCGTATGTGCGGCTCACATCACCGATTTCAATACGGTATATATCTAAATGATTTTTAAGTATTGCCCAAACATTCTCAGGATAGTTATTACCAAAAGAGCCATCTAAATCAATTTGTCCCAGGGGCAAATATCCAAGGCTTAAGTTAGGATCGTTACGATCACGATTGTTTTGTTCTAGCCAACGATAAAAGCCTTCTAGTTCTTCGGTATGCCACGGACAATCTTTACCGCCCATAACAACATCTCTGCCCCACTCTACATCAAACTCACCACTATAATATTTTAGTTCGTTAATAGCTTCACATACAGTCGCAGTTAAATCAGGGGCATGTTCATCACGATAGACTTCAAATAGTGTTTTACCTATCTGTGTCCAATGCATATACACTCCGCCAAACACACGATCGTACCCGTTGGTAATAAAGCCTTGGCGATGCTCAGGGTTTAAGTCATAGCGTTGTGCTTGTAGGAATGTAGTAATTTGGCTAGGACGAATAAACTGCGGAGTGCTTGCGTACTTACGTTGACTTAGACATAAGTTTTCCATTTCGTGACATAAGTTGTTTAGTTGACGTATGGCATATTTTGTTTCGTAGTCAGCTAGTTTATAGTACTCACTTAAACCCCAAACAGTTCCTTGTAAGCGTTCAAAGTGATTGTGTAGGATATTCATTACACTATGTTTAAGCCCAAGTCCTAGGTTACTTTCGTCCCAGCCTATAGGATATTCGTCTCCAAAGCGTACGGTGTCTGGTGTAAAGTATTCTTCAATTACATATGGCTTAGACCAAATGCCTTTACGATTAAACAAGTTGATTGTATAGATAGCTTCGTTAAGTTCTCTACACAAGTAAGACAAGTTACGTGCTGTGTGCGGAAAGCCCATAAAGCAGAAATTCTTTTCTACTAGGTTTCCTGTTTGTAGTAATCCCTTTAATGCTGATACCCAATCTTGAGCCAGTAAGGTATCGTTTGGAACGATAGTATAGTCTACTAAGTCATTCTTATCTAACGGGTTTCGTAATACTACTTTAATTGATTGAGTCATACCATTCTAGTGCTTGGGGTCGTAAAGACATAATGTCTCTAAAAGTATACACGTCTTTTCGGATTTTTTCAAGTTCTAATACACGATGTTTGCCCTTACGTAGTCCAGCTTCCCATTCATTGGGCCACTGTTCCCGGAACGTAGGTCTAGATTTAAGTTGGACCATTATGTCACGTAGTGCGCTGCTTTCTAAAGTAGCAATTATTTCGTCTACCCAAGGATGTAGTATTTCCCTAGGTAGTGCTAACGGTGACATAATGATATCCGGGCTAAAACTAAAAACTACTTTGGCTAATACATCTACTCCGAGTTCTTTGGCAAGCGTTTGTATCTTGTTAACTTCAAAGAGTCCTGGTGTAGTAAGAGTGAAGTCCATACGCATTTGGCGGCGGTGATTACTGAACTCAACTCCCTTGCGGAAGTTCTCAAGCCACTGATTAAAATCAAGACCTGATCTAATATACTCTCCAATTCTGCCCGTGCCATCGATGCTTGCGCAGATTTGCCAGTCACGTAGCCCAGATAAAATATCCCTGTACAGATTGATACCGCGATAATTGACGCGACTAAGATTTGTGTTATACCTAGCGTAAACATTTTTTCCATCTCCAAGTTCTACGATACGCTTCATGTAACGCCAATGCTGTTCGTACATTAAAGGTTCGCCTCCCACCCAATACACCTCTTCCACACGGTGCTCCTCAACAGCAGTAGCAAACTCTTGCTCCACCTGGGTGTCTTGAAACTTTTCTATTTCTACCTCGACTTCAGGGCGCATCCAATTATTCTTTGGATTTGCGAAGTCGATCATTCCGTGTTGTTTTTGTTCGCTTTCCCAAGCACTAGACAACATGTCGCCGCACATGCGGCATTTAAAATTACAGAGATTACTAAATCTGTAATCCCACGAAACTGGTTTCATTGTCGTGTAGCCTGTCACATCAGTATGTTCCATAGCTTGTAAATACTTATGCCCAAACAAACTGTTAAAATAACTACGGTAAACGTCTGTGTTTAATAGTTTATCGTTGCATACTTCGCACTCGGGTAAAGTTTCTCCTGCCATCATACGTCTGCGTACACTTTTCATATGTTCGCTATTCCAGTGTTCGTCCAGGGTAATAGGAATGTACTTGCCTGTGCCCGACTTAGTATCTATGTACTGCTCAAAGTTTTGCGCAGGTTCGCGTGACGCACAACACATACGTCGCTCAGTCTGAGGACTTAGGTAAGTGTGTACCCACGGGGCAAGACATAGTGTTTCAGGTTTGGTCATTAATTAACTTATAGTAATAGTCGGCTATTTCTTCGTGGACCATATGATCTGTAATATGATAATACGGGCGATGTACTAGTGTTTTATCAACGTAGTCCCACAAACATATTTCGCTACGATATTCCCGATATGATTCAAAATAGTCTTGTTTGACTTCGCCGTATTTTGGATGTTCAAATCCGCCTTGATCAAATGTAAACGGAATACCACTTGTTACTAATTTAGATAGCGTACCTTCGATGATTAACTCATTTTGGTGTACAGCAATATCTAAATCAAAAAACTCATTGTGGTATAATTTTAACAGAGATAACTGTGTTTCGTCAAATACAGTAGTTTCATTTAAACTTGTTACAGAATAGCTTGTTACATTTTTAACAGGATCTGGATTGGTAATGTCAACGTAACGATCTAATAGATTATCAACGGTGTTGTCTTTAGTTAGTGGCACGTCTTTACGTATACTTGATGTTGCTAGATATATTATGTAATCCGCACCTTGCTCTATAGCACGTTGTACTTGTAACGCTATTTGAAAATTGCTTGCAGCCACACTACACAAATTTGTAACAGGAACACGTTTAGCTAAACGGTCTGCCCAAGACAATCCGTGCTCAGGGTCACTAAATCCAAAACTATCTCCACAAATGTATATCATTTTGTAAACTCAAGTAATGGCTTTATAATTTCATCGTTGAACATTTTTACTAATAATTCGTTATTATAAAAGTGATTACGGTTGTGTTCTAACTTTTCTTTTGTTACAGAATCTGTGAATAATTTCCCACGTTTAAAATCCACGTACATCTGATCAAGTTGTCCAACAATAGCATTTAATCTATCTATGTTATTAAACATAGTGTCGTAGCTTTCATCAATAATGTGACCAAATGTTTCAAACCCTGCTGTGTGTAAGTACTTTAATGTTTCTGGACTTCCCCATACCACAAATGGATGTTGAAATGCGATCGGTTTAAATGTTTTTTCAGATATAAATGTAGGATAACGTGTACTGGCTTCTGAAACTAAACTAAATGTAGTTGATGTAAACCAAGCAGGATTTATGTATCGTTGCTCCACATCACCATCAATTATTTTATCGTTGGGTAACATAATTCCCTTTGATGTATAACTATACAAGGAGTCTGCTAAGTATGGTTCTACTTGTTTTAATATTTCATCTCTATGCGGTCTAGTTAAACGCATAGTTGACAAAAAGAACTTATCCTGTGTACTAGTAATTTTAATTTTATCGTAGCCTAGTGCAATATACCAAAGTGCTTCGTTAAACCAAATCCAGTTTGCAGATTTTAGTGTTAGTATTTGATCTGTTGCTTGACTAGTAACAGTAATATCGTTGTCCCACATATATTCTACAACAATTTTAAACCCTTGATTGATGTAGCGGTTAACCCAGTTATCTGTTTTATATTCCATACAAGGAACTACAATTATATCAGTTGCGGGATCGTATGTTTGAGCAAAGTCAATTGGTGCCCTAACAAAATACTCGTCAAACAGTTTCTCAAGATGGGCGGCGCTCCTAATAGTACTGTAACGCTCAGGATGGTATAATAATCTTTTACGCATATCCCATTGCTCTAGCTATCTCAGGATGCGTGTCCATAAAGTTTTGTCGACGATGTTCGTCTGTGCGTTTCATTTTAAATAAGAACTCTTGACCATCACTACCTGTACCATTTTCGATAAACTTGATTACGCTATCAATTTCTTCGTGGTAAGCCACGTCCTTCCAGAACGTAGTCTTAAGTTTGTTTAATACTAGTTCCTGTGCTGCTGGAGTCATTTTCTGTATGCTCATATGATCTGGACTGTGCATCATATTAAAGTATACTGTACCAAATGGTTTAGTATCTGCCCACGCAAGTAGTTCATCTAAATAATAAACATTCTGTATGTTAATAGTAAAGCATAGTTGTGTAGTAATGTTTGGATAAAACAATCTGGCATTGTCGTGTACGCTGTCAATAATAGTATTTGCCAATTCCCACTCTGCTCCATATCGTTCGTATTCAAAACGATCGCCTACATTGTCAATACTAAATGCAATATCAACACGACCAAAGTGTTCCCATAGTGCAAAGTATTCTGTGGGCAGTTGTGTGGCATTAGTATTATAGTGTATGTCAATATTCTTACTGTAACCTTGCTCTACTGCGTATTCTAGTAGTTGGAAATGTTCCTGAATCATCCAAGGCTCGCCACCAGTAAACTCGAAGTACTTAATGTTAGGTAACAATGCTTTCATATTGTCCCAGAATGTTTCTGTTTTACGTGGCCAGGCGCCCGACTTCAACCAGGTATATGCAATATGCTCTTTCTTGTTAAAATCCTTAGGCATATAAGCAAGTTCTTCTTCGGCCCATTTACTACTAGACCACGACCCACAGATACGACATTTAAGGTTACAGATGTTGCCTAGTTTTAAATCAACAAACCATAATTGATCAGGATCATCGTTTTCCCAATCCACTTGTTGATATAGTTCTTTTAATCTTACTTGACTATGTATACGCTTACTATCGCGGCCTGCGTCTTCTTCTTCCCAACAACGACTACATGTCGCAGGCTTTTCTCCGTTACGAAATTGTTGTCGCAAGTTTTGCATATACTTACTATGATATGCTACTTCTATATTAGTTTCATTTAAATCGTACTTCTTGCCAGCTTCGTCGGTGATTTCTTCGTGTGCCATACAGCAAGGACGAGTTGTACCCATTGGACTAGTTTCAATACTAACCCACGGCAACATACAAATAGTTTTTGGCAAGGTCATACTAAATCCTTAAATTCTGGAAATGTTGTCCAAAAGTTTTCGCTACGCACTTCATCTAATTTGTTAATTTCTTCTACAAAGCGTGGCCAATGTTCTGTGGCACTATTTGCTGTTAAGAAAGTCAACGCACTCTGGAAACCATTTGTAGCACGTTTGAGTTTGTCTTGTGGCTCTAACCAAGCAATATGCCGTTCGTATGCGGGTATGATTACTGCTTGTTTAAACCACTCGGGGAATATATCGCAACGATACCATTCTGGACTTTGGCAAATATTTACATTAAAGTCTTGTGCTTTGATTAAGCCCAGCTCTACCCACTCTCTGTGGAAGTCTAGTACATGCAGAATATTCATTGCGCTAACAGTAGCACTAACATAAAAATCTACGTGTGGCACTTCTGCCATCATACGGCGACGATTGTCTACTGCCTGTGCCCAATCTGTACCTCGGCGCATTAGCTCCGCCCTAGCTCCACTGGCATCCAAACTAGCACCTACACTGACTGTTTTAAACTTTTTCCAGTAATCAAATACGTGTTTGTCCTTATAACGTAGTTCGCTAAAGTTTGTATTGTATTGAATACGCACATCGGTCTTGTCTAGTTCTTCTAATTTTTCTAATAGGAAATAATGTTCTTTCATGATCAGTGGCTCGCCACCGGCAAAGTACACTTGCTCTAGATGCGGCACATGCGGCATCATCTGTGCGATCATGTCATCTTCGTCGCCTGTAGTGTATTCCACTCGTGCCATGTCGCGACCAAGAACATCGGGTACACGCTTGTATAACTTAACATGATCGTTGTACCAGTTACTGCTGAAAATAGGACCGCAGGAACGGCAGCTGAAATTGCAGAGATTGCTAAAACGAACGTCCCAATAACGAATTTTGAATTCCGGATTTGTGCCATCTTCATGAGTTTTTTCCACTTCCTTAATATGATGTCCGTAGTTACGATTGCTGTCGTTACGCATACTAAAGAATCCCATCTTCTCTTGTTCGTAACACTTAGTACACTCTACGCAACTCTTGCCTTCGAGCATGTTCTTACGCATAGTTTTATACTTGTCTTGATTCCAAACTTCTTCCATTGTATGCTGACGAAGGTCGCCCACCGGATGCCAGTAGTCACTTAAACAGCAAGGGTAAGCACGTCCGTCTGGGAAGGCATGCATGTGCATCCAAGGTAACATACAAAACGTTTTGCTTTTCATTAATAGATCGGCTTCGTGTTCTGTTAAATCTTTAACGTCAATGAAGTACGGGGCACGAGCCATGTAATCATATCCGTTATCGTAAAAATCCTTAACCGGCATCGGTTACTCCTAATTTATTAAAATACTCTGACCACCTGGGTATATCAGCTCTAGTGTTAAATGCCCAATACTGTAGTCGTTTAAAATTGTTTTCTAGCCTAGGCTTTAACTTTTCTTTTAATGCTACTAGTTCTTCTACAGGCATAGTACAAATCTTTTCAACTTGATCCGCTATAAGTTGTATACGTTTTATAGGATCTTCTTCAGTATCATATATTGTATGGTCGATAACGTCGTCAAACATATCAAACCCAAACTCTCTAGTACATTGTACAGTATAACGTGATCCTACTATAATAGGTATTTGTCCTAATATAAATGCTTTATATGTTTTTTCAGATAGTGTAGGCAATGTTTGAAATTCAAACGGGGGTGTTTCTAGATAGTGTTCTTCGTATGAGCTTTCTGTTACTACAGCAAACAAAGCACCTGCTATATCATTGTTATTGATTTCATACCCCTGCTCTAAACTTACCGGACCATCTAAATACATAGGTAATCGATTGTAGTATCTATCTGCTACTGCTAACGATTTATCGTGCTTAACCATTGATTGGAATCTTTCAACTGTTAAGCCAGCGCCGTAAGATATTTTACCAAACTTATCTAATTCTCTATCAAGTAATTGCTCCACGATTGCATATCGTTGCCATCTAGGGTATCTGTTTAAACATACATAATGGTGTGTCGGGGTCACTGTTGTAAATGTATCGCCCGACATATCCAATGTTATTCCCACATGAGGAACTATTGTACCTATGTAATTAATAGAAGTCTCTGGATCGTATAAACAGCCTGTATACGTTGTTATATGATTGGCTATTACTTTAGATTCGTTAATAAGACGATCTAATAGTATATCAAATTGCCTATGCGAATGTCCTTCTCCTGTTTGTATAATAACAAACAAATTACTCTTATCTAACTCAGCTAGCTCGCCGTAGGGCAATTCTTCTCCTGCTAGTGGATCTATAATATAAACCACAGGCGGCTGTGTAAATTTAATATGCTTGAGCATATCAATTGTTCCGTATGGGGGAGTGTGAAACCCGTAATGCTTAACAATCATAAACTATTATACCAACTAGCTAACGCAGGAAATGTTTCAGTAAAGTTCTTACCACGGCGTTGATCGTATTGCTGATAAAACTGACGAAAGTCTTGTTGTAATACTGATTGTTCAGCAGCGCCCATATGTGGAGTTTTAACTACGTCAAGATAATCAATTAAACGCTGTACTTGATTACGTTCCATTTGATGTAACACAGGATCGTCTCGATTGGCTTCTAACCAATTGTACATGCGGATTTTGTAGTGTGTTCGTAATACGTCTGGGAGTACCAATGGACTTTGAAAACTTGGAAAGCGTAAAATATTTAGCGTAAATGTAGGATAGTCTTTGCCGTACTTGCGTTTCCAGCTCATAACTGTGTCTAAGAAACTATCTAAACTATCTAAACACAATGCGTTAATAGTACACATCATATGGAAACCTTCAATGTTTCCATTGGTTAACACGCGGTCCACATTGTCCGTCCACGTATCCCATACCAGCCCATCGCGAATGTATTCTGCCTGTGCGCCCATTGCTTCGTTGCTAGTATAAAGATGAAAATGTTTAATGCTTTTTGTTGCTTCTATTAATCCGTCAATTAAACTATCCTTTGCACCTAAGTTGCTATTCATAGCAAAGCGCATGTCGGTATCGTTTGATTTAAACCAGTCTAATAGTTTCCAGGTATCCCCAGACATCAATGGCTCGCCTCCAGTTAGTCGAAGTTCTTGTAAAGACTTGTGGAGGTCGCTTTCCCACCATTTAAAGAATGCTTCAACGTAAGGATTAACCTCACCAAACTTATATAACTGACTGCTTCCATGACTATGAGTAAAATGATTCCTGCCGTCTGAAGTGAGGCCGGTAAAAGGTCCATTGGTGTCAATATCTTTAACCCAAGTGCTACTAAAAGCAGGGTTACAGTAACTACACCCAAAATTGCATGTGCGATCAAAAGCAATTTCAAGCGTTCGTAAATCCACATCGTTGCTGGCTGGCTGAGCATAGGCTTCTTCTAATTCCTTATCTGTATATATAACTGTTTTGTAAACGCGATCACTAATGTTGTCACGTCCTATATCTTCTATCTTCCAGCAATATTCGCAACCGGCTGGTCGTTCTCCCTGTTGCATTTGTTCACGCTCTTGTTTTTTCTTTGGCGTGTTATGTAATGCTTTAGGGTTTGCTTCAACATCTGCTACACTAACTTGATGTGGCAACGGATGGTGGCAACTGGTAGTTTGGCCTGAACCTAACCAGATAGTTGCGTTGTACCATTTTGCTCCGCAGAAACTCTCTGACTTGATGTCAATGACCCTGCGCTTGTATTCTAAATCTGACTCGTTATTCTGTCTCGGCATTTATAAACTTTATTAAATTGTCAGCCCATATTTGGTTAGCTTCTACACCAGGATGAAATCCATCGCCGTTATAGGAATTAATTTCTCTAGCAATTTCGTTAATATTCCCATCTAAACAAATATTGTTTAAATCAAGCATTGCAAATAACTCTTTGTTTGTTTTTAATGTTTCTAGATAATCCATGTAAAAAGAAAATACATACGGTATGTTTAATTGTTTTAATACTGATTGTAATGTAATCATATACATTAAACTATCTTGTACTTCTATTTTAAATCCACGATACTTGATGTATTCGCAAAATCTAGTACGTTTTAAAAAAGGATTGTCCAGTGCAACAAATACCCAATTTTTTTCAATTAAGTCTTGATCGTTTACAGGGTAAATGATTTTATCTTTCCAATCGTTTTCGCCAGACTGGTTGCGACTGTTTACTGCGTCATTAAAAATTTCAATGTTATCTACTTGTATATCATTGCGTTGTAGTCCTGACCACATTATAAAAACATAATCATACTGTCGCTTGCTTAATTCTCGTATGGTACTGTCGTGTATGTAACGATTACCTGAAGCCGAAACTGCTAAATTTATTAAATTACAATCTAATTTTTTTTGCAACGGGTACGGCCAGCCAACTGGTCCGCAACTAAAACTGCATCCATTGGTTAATATATTATTGATTTTGGGCATAATATTTACACTCATTCCAAAACTCTCTCATCTCCGGAAAGGTTGTTAAAAAGTCAGTCTTGCGACGTTTATCGTGCTCGTTAAAGAAACGATAAAAATCTGCACGTTGCAGTTTAACATAGTTTGGATCTAAATTGCGACCTTCTTTCATCCAATCTATATCGCGACGCATACGTTGTACTTCATAGTCTTTAAAGCCCTGAAATGGTTTATCGGGCGTTTCTAAATTGAGTTCCATCCAATCAGCTACACGTTCTAATACTGAAACATATACTTCCGGAAGTATTTGTAAACTTTGCCAAGTGGGTGTACGCAGTAATGGGGTATCAAACCAGACACGTTGATAGGTTGTGCTGTGCGTACGACGTAGGCTTAGTATATAATCTAATTGTCTTTGTATACCTAACACACTTAGATTATTCATTGTAATAATAAAAGTTAAACTGTTGCGGTATGGAATATCTGTTAAGAAGCGTTCAACGTAGTCAACTACTCTATTTGTATTAAGTCCGTGTCTAATATACTCAGCGTGTGCTGGAATGCCGGAATCTAAACTAACATATTGCATGAAATGTTCTATGTTTGTGTTACATAGTTGTTTAACATACTCAAGATACTTTTTAAATAGTGCATCTTCGACGCTAAAGTTACTGGTTACATTTAAGTGTAGCTCAGGATTGGGCAAGGCTAATACGTAGTCAAACACTTTATATGTATTCTTATCCATTAAGGGTTCTCCGCCAGTCATACGGAAATGTTTTAAGTGTGGGTAAAGAGTTGGCCACCATTCCCAGAATGCATCTACATAAGGATTAGTATCACGAACGGGGATAGGACGATTGCGCCCAGTAAAGTGGCTAGGATCATTGTGTATAGTGCTTGTTGGATAGCCTCCCCAACGGTCCACTTCTTGTTGCCACGTTGAGCTAAATTGCGGGCTACAATAACTACAAGAGAGATTACAAGCATGATTAAAATTAACTTCGACATAACTAGGAATGACATTGTTTTCTTCTCCTGTAGAGTTTTTAATTACTTCATATTCTTCTGCTGCCCACTTCTCCCCCGAACGATAATGACGATCACTTAATTGTCCATGTGCTTCTATGTTCCAGCAATAGCTACACTCGCTGGGCTTTTCATTTTTAAGCATAATAACACGTTGCTGTTTCTTGTGCTCAGTATTATGTAATGCCCCAGGATTGTCTTTGAGTACACTAGCATCAATTTCGTGTAGAGGAGGATGGTAGCAACTGTTGTTAAGCCCTGTAGGTAAATGTAGACTTACTTGCTTCCATTTAGCCAAGCAGAGTGCAGGACCTAGGTTGTCCTTCATCCATTCTGCACTGGCCATAAAATCTGATTTACTCATTAGAATCTCTGTGGTCTGTTTTCTCTATTAAAATAATTATAGTAGTCTTTATCGTTTATTATTAAATCTGTTACAGTCTCTGCCCACTCCCGAGATTCGTGGCTAATTACAATATCAGGTAATACCTTATCAATATACTCTACGTGTTCTGTAGGCAGAGGATGAGAATCTGTTCTGTACAATAAACGATTGCTAAAATTATGATTTTCATTTATTTCTGTTACTACATTCTTGGGAGTGTTTGAAAAGTCTTGCTCAGCAAACTTGTTCCAAGTTGGCCAATCAGAACCGCGCTTAACTTCATACTCAGTTTGTAACTTTTTAAGATTGCGGTATCCTACCCGACTAAACCAATTGCAATTAAAAATTATTTCATATACGCTAGGCTTAATTATAGCGAATTCCTCAGCATACAATTTAGTTATTTTACGATCAATGCTGAAAAGTTTAAAAATATTATCATCGGGCATATTAAACGGAACAGAACTAAGAAAATAATACTGACACCCAGTGGCATCTAGTATAGACTTAGCAGCCGATACAAACGCAGAATCTCTAATTAGGTAACCAGTCGGGTCTGCATATTTGTCTACAAATGTATTGTCGTATAAATCCTGTTTGTATATACTACCCGGAGTTAACCATTCGCCCTTGACATATCTATCTTCTCTACCAATGCTAGTCCACATAACTATTACTGTGTCGTGTTTGTTTATAGCATTGCGCTTATTACACTCTATTAGACTATTAAAGATGAAACTGTTGCCGGCGCCCTCTCTACCCCAATTTTCAAATGTTTTGTATTGCCGCCCTAAAATATTAGCCCAGGTGGGCCATCTGTTTTCAGTAAAGCTACATCCAAATGTAAAGAGTCGATTTGTCATTTTGTAATTACATTATTATAATGTAAAACAATGCTTTCGTCATCCTTTGCGGTTGGACACATCGTACATACCCGATGTGGCTTACCATAATTGTTTAAAAATGCTTCTAGTTCAGCATCAGTACTAGTGGGAGTAACATACTTGCCTTTGTATGGATCCCATGCAGGATCAGTATTACCAAAACGGTTTAATGTTTGCTCTAACCCACCTAGTGTACTACACTTATACAGCCTTCCATTAAACATAAGTGGACATTTCTGTTGCATACAGATTTCAAATGACTCTACAGGATTAGACTCAAACGGCATCATGTTTGGATAATCGTTTTTATAATACTTAATAAATGTTAGTGGACGATTTACTTGAAATCGCAAGCCGTTTGTAGTTTTATAACGATAGATGCCAAACTCGTAAACAGGTTCCCACTTATACATAGAAAATATTTTACGAATAACTGCTTCTACACGCTCGCTGTGTTGATGTACTGTAATTTTGAATACAAAGTTACCTACTTCGTGCGCTGTTTCTAATACGTCTAAATGTTTGTCTAATAGTTCGCCGTTAGTACTAAAGCGTATAGGGCTGTTAGGTAACAACTCACGAAGTCCACGTATCCATTGTTTAAGTTCAGGATTGATTAACGGTTCGCCGCCCATAATACCAAAGTCTTCAATGTCTACACGATCTAGCCACGACTCTATTTCGGCCTTACCCTTAGCCCACGGAACATATCCTGTATGTTTTAAATCTGCATAGTTACTACAGCCAAGGCAACTTAGATTACAAAACTGTGTAACCATCATTTCCACAAACGGCAATTGAAATTTACTCACTAAATGTTTCCTTAATTTTAGAATATGTTAAAGACATAAACACCGCATAATTATGATCTAATATGTCTTGCATCTCTGCTAACTTCTCTACTAGTTGTTTGGGTGTCCATTGACTAATCTGCTCTAACAACTTTTCTATTTCGTGTATTCTATGATGCATACCATATTCATCGTAGCCTTCGTCCCATATATTGTTAAATGTACGAAATCCCAAGCGACGTAGGTTAGCAAGATGATTGCGACCTGCCATAGATATAAACGGGCGACGTGCTATAATAGGGCGCCAAGTCTTTTCTGTGGCAAAACATAAATTACCACGAACAAATGTTTCATGTACTACATCAACAAATATATCCGTATAGTATTTTAAAATATTAAGATTAGCTGGCAACTGTATTGGATAGTAATCCGATTGCTTAATATTTACAGGGCAAGTCTTAATAAACTCAATGTCCTCGGGAATAATGTGTGGACAAGTTTTTAAAAATTCTATTACTTCTGGCAGTATATCACAACGATGTTTGACTAGATCTTCTAGGCCCACAAAGTCTACCATGTCATCGTGTTTGGTAATATAGTTACTGTTTAGTCCAGAATTAAATGTTTGAAATAGTTTATCATTATACTTAGTACGCAGTATAGTACCAATCCAAACTCTGTTCCAATTACTTTTACCTATAAAGTGCCCAAAGTGTTTTGTTGGTGTTCGTCCTGTGTCAACGGGGTTTTGTTTAACCCAATCTTGTATAATAGGAACTTCGTACCAGGCTCGTGGGTCTTTGGTTATCTTGTACTCAGGATGACGTTCTGCCATGTTACCGGTGTTGATAGTAATCATTGACTTAGGATATCCTGTTTCGGCACAAAATGCATCTAAGTGGCGGTACACGCCATTTCCTTCGCAACATGATCCTTCAGGAGTAACATTAAGCGTAGTAGGTTCATTATTAACAAAACAACGATATAGGTGGATAGCAAGTAAATCCTTGCGCCAAAACTTATTGTCGTTAATTCCTAATTTATATGTTGTCATTCTACGTAAGTAACTTGTTTATTAAATTTACCACTTTTTAGTAACTCGTAATTGTGGTCTAGTATGGGTTGCATACGTTGATACATGTCTTGCAATTCATTAACCGACTTCTTAGACAACGAATGTATTAGGTTTAGTATTGCTATGTACTTTTCCTTGGGATTTAATCCATCGTAATCTTCAGGCCAGAACTCATGAAATGTTTCAAAGCCCATTTGTCTTAGATATATTAAAAAGTTCTGCGACGCCATCATAATAAAAGGTTTCTTCAACAGCATAGGTCGTATTGCTTTTTCTGTAGGACTAAATGTTCTACCTAATGTAAATGTTTCTGATACTACGTCAATTAAAAAGTCTGGGTAGTATTGTCCCAATTGATCTGTAAATGTCTTTGTGCCTTGCCCAATACGATAAGTGCTTGTTTCTTCCAATAATGCAGGGAAGTCGTCAAGCCGTTCCATAAAGTCTTTAAACGATTGCGGGTGCATTTTAAATATTGGTTCTATTTCAAATGTTGTACGCATATCTTCGTTGTGCGGATCGTATCTAAAGTTTAAGGATGTCTTATCTTTGTGATGTTTATTAAGATGCCCAGCTAGGCCAATCCTGCTCCATGTAGCCCTATTATAAAGTGCGCCAAATACGTGTTTGCCATTCCAATGGTGCAATGGTGTATAATCTGAGTCTGCAGGGAAAGTTACATACTGATATACTGCATCTGTTACAATTCTAATACGATACTTATCCGTTGGGCTTTCTTCTACTGCGTTATGGGTTGATATAGTAACATCTTTAAAAGAGAAGTGGTCTAATATTTTATATAATCCTAGATTTTCTAAGCAAGGCCCTTCTCTGACTTCTAATACAATCCAACGGTCTTGATTTACTACCAAGAATTTAATTAAATCGTCGCGATTCCATATCACAGTATCATTGGCATCGATTATAAACTTGTTCATACTAATTGTCTTTCGACTAAAAATTTATAAAAGCTGTCGGCATATATTTTATGTACATAAGGTAGTGGATGCCCTGTATCGTTTACACCGCCGTTGCCATCTATACTGTTTTCTCTAGCTACTGTTAGTATTGGTGTCCCATCATAAAAATTGTTCCAATCTATTAGTTTATACAAATTATTGTAACGGTCAAACTTAGTAAATGGTCTTATTGTTTTAAAGACATAAGGTATGTTTAGTTGTTTAAGTGTGTTTTGTAAAGATATCATTTTTATTAAACTAGCAAACATGTGTTCGTTGGCTGTTGTAATTTTATAATATTCTTTAAACACACGACCAATGCTATCATCTAATTGTTCGTTAATATATCCACAGCCAAAGATCCAATTCTTTTGTACATAATCTTGATCATTAACAGGAATAATTACTTTACCCTTCCAATCATTTTGTTTTGCTTGAAACTCTGACGTATACGTACTGTCTCTAAATTTAGCGATATCGTGTACTCTAAAGTCTAAACGATTAACATACGCCCATTGTATAATTACAAGATCGTAAGGTCTTTCGCCAAGTTCCGACACAGTGGATTCATGCAAGTACGTATTACCCGAGCCAGCTTGTGCTAAGTTTACTATTTGCGTTCCAAGTTTTTCTTCAATGTAATATGGCCAGGTTTCTGGTCCACGACTAATAGAAGTTCCGTTAACTAGTATTCTCATATAATATTGTGTTGTTGTATATACTCAATTATATTTTTTGCATAGTACTTGTGTGCATTCTGATCTGGATGGACTCCGTCTGATTCGACCCAGTTGTTTTCTTTACATATTGCTTGCAGGTCAACTTCGTATATACGATCCCTATCAAGTAAATTATATAGGTGATCAAATCTTAGAAATTGTCTGAACTGCCTAGCAAATGTAAACAAATAAGGCTGATTAATACTTTTTAAAAATCCTTGCAGAGCAATTACTTTGATTAGATTAGAATAAAATTGTTGTCCACGTGAGGTATTCGAGTAGTAACCGTCAAATGCTGCACGTAAGTTTACATCTGGATCATTGTTGAGGTATCCGCAACCAAATATCCAATCCTTCTCTACATAGTCTTGATCATTGGTTGGGAATATAACTTTTTCTTTCCAATCATTCATTTTAGCTTGGTGTACAGAATTATAGATAGTATTACTAAACGGCTTAACATTTTTAACTTTAAAATCAACGCGATCAAACGGTGACCACATTACTATAACAAGATCATAGTTACGCTGACCAAGTTCGGCAATAGTTGTTTCTTGTATGTACGTATTGCCAGCAGCAGCCAAGGATAAATTGACCAGTTCTGCTCCATAGGCATCTTGCACTAAGTATGGCCACGATCCAGGCCCACGACTAAAACTACTACCGTTAACTAGTATATTCATTCTCGTGCCATTGGCCCTAAGTTTTTGTATTGACTTTTGTAGTGATGTTTAAAGAAACGACTTTCCTCTACATCCATGTCTACAATAGGCAAACCCAGGCGTGTGCGTAATGTATCTCCTACACTACGACATTGATCTGGGCCATCTTGTTCAAACGATTTCCATAACATAGCAAGTGTATCAAAGTCTTGTACTTGCTTGTAATCCCATCCTTCTAACATCATCATGTACGTGCCAAGTCTAGCACCGTATATAGCCCAGAAGCCGTTGTCTGCATCTGCGCCAACGCTTTGCCATATACACAAATGATCGTAGTTACGGCTGTGTACACGCTTTTCAAATTCTTCTAGAGATATTTTTGCGCCGCGATCAAGTGCCATCTTAACACCTTCGCGGAATCCTGCTCTCCATGCCTGGAACGGAGTTGCATTAGGATATGTTGTACTGTAACAATCATTCATTGCCCAGTAGTTGGGATAAAAACAAAACTCTACATCATTTTCTGCTGTGCCATCGCTGGCTTCGTGTGTACGCATGTTGTGGACAAAATCTTTTGTCCAACAACTCATACCACCGTTGCCATACATTAATCCATTAACAGCGTTACGAGCCCGCCAACGAAAAACACAATCGCGGTTAGTATCGTCAAGGGCCAGTTGTAGGTTAAAGAAAGTAGGCTCTGGAATGTTATCTCCATCAATAAGAATAAAGCGGTCAGTGCCGCTAGCTTCCGCGGCGGCTTTGTGTGCAGCATCTGATCCCTTAACTCCATCCACGCGACGGGCCCAGGGAACCATATTTTGTATATGGATCCAATTTTGTTCTTTATTTGGTTCATCATATGTTAAGTAGATGCAGTCCAAATCTGCAACGTCAATTATTTCGGTGGCCATAGTATTCTGTGTTGTTATAAGTTTCGCCAGGTTCTATTAGTAGCCCTGCGTGATTTTTTACTACCAAAAATCCTGTATCAGATTTTATTAATTGTACACGATACCCTGCATCAGTGTCAATCCGTTTAAGTTTGCCGTTGACTACAGAATAGTGAAAGTATGTATCATATTCTTCTTTGGTTACAACCAAATACGGATAGTCGTATGCAGTATCATTAACAATCATTGTGCCTAGAACTATGTCGCCTTGCTCGTTATAATACAATCTGTATTCAATTGTAGCAGGAACGCCCAGGTCTGTTAAACGTTCAACTTCTGCCCACCAGGCATCAATTTCTTCTTGATTCATAGTATTCAATTAACTCGTTTGTAGCGTATGTCTTATCGTGATAGTGTACTGGCGCATATTGATTTAAGTTATTAATACGTATAACATCGCCGTCGCGCTCGTGTACGACTGTATCCAACCAACTACGTGCATCGCTCCATCCATTGAAGCCAGACTTCATGTGTACAAAATTAACAAAGTCCATACTTGGCATAGTTACTGTTTCTTCACCAACCATTAATGCCGCTAGTGCGTATAGTACATCTGTGCTAGGCTCATCTTCAAAACACTTTTTAAGTCCTTTGCTTACAGTTTCCCACTCGTACTGTAAATATTGTGCGGCTTGAAAAAATCCTGCTGCCTCTTGACTAAATCTAAAATACATTAGGCCGTTATATACGTCTGGTAAGTTGTTGGCATCAAACAGTTCTCTATATTTGCGTACAGTACTGTTAAGTCCGTTGAAGCTCTTAGCACCTGTGCTTAAACAAACATTCTTTAATCTAAATGCAGTCCACCAATGGTCAATTGACCTTGTAAACAATAGGTCCGACTCTAACTTAATAGTTTCTTTAAACGGTGTAAGACGAAAGACTTGCCACTCGTTAGCAAACTTTCTAGTATTGGTAGGATCATTATAATCAACGGGCAGATCAATAATATAATCAAAAACATCACGATGGCGTTCATTTACCAACTCCTTTGTTTGGGCATCAACAATTACCGCATACCGGTTATTCTTTTGCGTTGCCTTAATGTTAAGCGCCTGCAAGTAAGCAAGCTCCAGATAATTAACTGCTTCTGTATTTTGAGCGAAAGTCACAAAGCCTTGCTGTTCTTTATGTTGGCTCACAGATGGCCTCCACTACTTGTTCAAAGTCTCTGCTGAGTAGATAATCTTTATCCATTACATGTATATTTTGATATGGTATTACAGTAGCTTCGTTGTTGTAATAGATTTGTACAAAATTGTCTGTAAGCATTATACGCTCAATCTTTTGATCCACAGTAAGCATACGCCATGGAATGCCTTGACCTTCGTTTAAGGTGTAACCACTAAGGATACAGTTAGCAATAGCGAAAGCATAGTCGTTTCTGTAATTTCCTTCTCGTATGTTATACAAGGCTCGATAGTATCTATAGTTTCGTTGTATTCGTCCAATGAGGTTAAAAAATAATTTTGCACGTTCTGTTTTTCTAAAAAGTACTACAGTTGCCCATACATAGGGCAAACTTGTTTCTCCCATAACCTCATAGCTGTAGTTTTCAAGGTTACGATTGTGATGCATTAGTTTATAATCAAATTCAGTTTTAAATAATGTTAATAAACTGTCATCTAATACAAGATAGTCTGAATCTAATAGAATTGTTTCTTCATATGGACTAAGATCGTATGCTAAGTAACGACCAAAGTTGCGCCAGGTGACTTGTACGTCGTTTACATTTCTAAAATTGCCATCTGTGTTATCAATACGAATCACATTGTCGTAATTAAATTTAGGATTAGACACAAAATCTGTAATTAATGTTACAGGCAATTTTAAATTGTGTTTAATTAATCGGCTAACACGATCTGCAATTTCTACATAGTCAACACCTGTGTTAAATGCAAATAACACTACGCCTCTAGATTTTACGGAGTCGTTTAAGTTCATTATGTTCTTGATGCCAACGGTTCATTACTTTTTGATATTGTTCATTGCACAACTTTGTAAACTCTATAGGGTTCACGATATGTATTGGGTTGTGATACACATCTTCTAAATAAAAATTTTCATTTAATGTTTGCAAATTAGCAAACATGATCATTTCCGGAGTAACTTTAAACAATCCGCCATTGTATGGGACGTGAAGATCTGTTTGGATTTTTTCACGCAAAATGGTTTTATTAACTTGATAATCGGTTGCCCGTTTGATTTCGGTTGTAAGTTTTTCGAGTTCGCTCATTATAAAATAAAAGGTGTAGATAGTTATTATACTATACTACACCCCTTAGGTCAACCTAACTGAGTATTAAGCTACTGTTACTGTGCCCCAACTTGAAGTTAAGTTAGTTGATTCCGGATAAACTACATCAATGCGGTGTGGAACTGTAATGTTAATACTATCTTCTGTTGTAGTATTAACCGTTGGTGCTGTACCAACACCACCCCATGCCGGAGGAGCAGAATAAGTTGATTGTGTGTCAGAGTATAATGTTAATACAAATGTGATTACAGTACCTTTGTCGCCATTGGCGCCGATTGTGCCATTTGACTGTACTGTTAATTGGATATAGTCGCCTGTGTACGGGCTTGTTGTACTTGTAAGTTTTGTTAAAGTTTGAGCACCGGTAGTTAATTGATAATATCCAACGTTAGTTATGTTAACTGTTGCAGTACCACCAGTACCGCTGCGTCCACCGCCCGATCCTTGACGGAAAGCAGGATAACTAACAAAGTTTGTATTTACTAGTGTGCATAAATCGCTACCGCGAGTTGTTGCGCCACCGTTTGTTGCTGTACCGCAAACAAAGTTTAATTGTCCGCCGCAATTAAAGAAATAACGTGCAGCATCTGCACTAGCAAATGTAGCCGTGCGTGTCGCTGTAAATGTTTGAGCAGCTGTTGTATTAGAGCATGTAAAATTCGGACTAACTGTAGTACCTGTGGTAGTCGAACCCTGCGTTGCAAAGTTCACACGGTTATTATATGCGGTATTAACGTTTGTAGCTAATGTACTTAAATAGTTAATTTGATTTCCAGATACAATAGAAGAACTAATACCAGAGCCAGAACCACTTTGGTGTGTTATTACGCTGTTTAAAGTTCCAATTAACTGAGACCACTGAGCAGCAGTAACTAATCCGGATTGGCTAACTGTAGGTATTGCTGTTTGGCCATAGCCTGCATTACCTGTACCAACGTTCCAAACTGTGTTTAACTGATTTGATCCATTAATAAAACTATTGTAATCTGCGGCTGAAATTATACCGCCTTGTGAGTATCCCATGTTTCTTTATTCCTAGTAGTAAGATATTTATCTTAGTTTTGCTTTGAGCTCTTTGATTTCTTCGCTCAATTCTGCAATAGCAGCAAATGCTAACGCACTTAGCTTGGCATAGTCAACCGCTAGGCTACCGTCCTCACGAGTACGACTTGCTAATGGGAAGCTAGCTTTAACTTTTTGTGCTATTACCCCAAAATCTGCTTTTTGTACAAAGTAGCCATCAACCCCGCCTTTAGACTCAACATAGGCATCAGTCCAATCAAATAGATCGCCACCAATTGCTAATACTGTTGCTAGTGCATTTGGAATAGGGCGAACATTTTCTTTAAACTTAATGTCAGATGATGCAAATGCAATAACGTTATCTGATGCACGAATTTGTCCAGTAGTTGCGCCACTAGCACTACCAATATTCATACTACCAAATGTTACTGCTGATGTAGTTGCAATGCTTTGCGGTAAACTTAATGTTACTGAGCCAGTGGCACCACTAACAATAACTTGGTTTGCTGTGCCACTAAGACCAGAAACCGTTGAACCTGGATTATAGGTACTGCCAAGTGGAACAAATGTACTACCAATTGTAATGCCCTGATTAATCAATGCACTATTTGGTATATTGTTAAAGTTTGTACCGCGCAATGTTGGGCTAGAGTTAATAGCGACGTTTTGGTTAATAAACGAGGTACCTGTTATAGTTAGTGTATACGAGCCATTATTAACACCTGTACCTCCAAGTGCTGGCGGTACGACGCCACTTGATAATGTAGCAAGAGGTAAACCGTTTAACGTACCTGTGCCAACTAAATTGGTTGTTCCAGTAAATGTTGTTGTGCCGTTAGTTTGTAAATTAACAACGTTGCCTAGGCCAGTAATGTTAGGCTGACTTGGTGTGTTAATAGTTCCGTTGAATCCGCCAGTTGTAGTAACTGTACTTGCAGAAATACCATTAGTTACACTTATTGTACCAGCAGTAATGCCCGGGGCAGATATGTAACCAGCTACGTTACCACTTAGTGTTCCAACAAAGCTACCAGCTGTTATGGTACCTGAGGTATTAACGGCTGTAGCATTAAGATTTGTTGCATTGATAGAACCATCACTAGTACGTTCTACAATCGTGCCGCCTAGTGCAGCTTGTTCTTGTGTTCCAATTTTCCAATTAACTGATGGAGAAGCATTAAAATTAAGACCTGGCTTAACTAAAGAAAAGCCAGTAATCTGAGTTGTTGTAAATGGTAAATCGCCGGAGAACATTGCACCAACGGTGTTATTAACTTTAACTTGCAATACTTGGTGTCCACCACCTGATGTATCGTATATCTTAGTTGATGTAATAACTGTACCGGCGAACTCTGGTGGCAACGCACCAATTGTTTTCCAACCATCTCCGTCACCGCTTGTTGGATTTCCTGTCCATACTTTAAGTGCATTAGTGTCTGATACAAACCATAAGTCACCTCCCTTGGAACTAGTATCTCCCGGAGGGGCATTTAGTGTGCTAACTGTTGCACCTGTATTAATTTTCCAACCTGGGAAATCTTGTCCGCCAGTTACTGTACCAGTATATGTACGTAAAATATTGTTTGAAGAGTCCCACCACAACTGTCCAACTAACGGATAATTAGTCGGGGTACTTCCAGAAAAATTTTCTAGTAATCTAATAAAGTTTTCGTTTAACGCAGTACCGTAGTCGGGTGTGTTTTGACCGATTAAATTTAAGTCTGTAGACGTACTATCAATTACAGTAGGTGATAATCCAGTACCGCTTGATGGTATTGGGTCACCGTTTCGTTTTTTAAGTTGATAATTGGCCATGTTAACTCTTTATGTATTCTATATATTTATCCACTTTTTAGCTTGTCTTTTGTATATAACATAAAGCATAAAAAGGTGGGCGATTTTCGTGTGGCTGTCCGCCGCCTGTACTGGTTGTACTACCCGATATTGTTACGCTATGGGCGTGTGTTGTGGAATCTGCAATACTTACAGAAATCCCTGTTAAGCTAGTTGACGTGCTTTTTTGGCTGTCATCGTAGTTCATTTCGTACCATGGGCCTGTCCAGCCGCCTGCTGCACGGTATCCAATTGTGTGTGAGTGCCCAGGATCGTATACTGATGCTGAGTGATTATGTTGCCCGCCTGCTGTTGTACTAAATGTTCCAGTTTGTGTATGTGCATGAGATGGAATCATTGTGCTGTCAATTGTTACAGAGTTTGCACCGCCTGTTGCTCCTACTGCATAACCGCCAGTAGCACTTGCACCAACAATAAATTGCCCGCGTAAATCTGGTGTTCCGCCAGATCCATCGCATAATTGCCATCCTGCAGGGATAGCAGATGCTAGTCCGCCCCACATAATAATTGCACCAGTTGGGATAACCGAGTGTACAAATGCAGTAGTTGCCACTGTTGTAGACTTATCAGTTAACGCTTTAGTAGTTGCTGTAGCATTTACTAAACTTGGATTAGTTAAAGTATTGTTTACGCCAACGGTATTTGATATGTTACCACCAGTTACCAATGCGTTGCTTGTAACTAAATTGCTTACCTGTGCTGTTGTGGCTGTTAGTGTTGCTAAACCTGTTGCTGATCCGCCGGTGATTACAGCATTACCAGAACTAAAGTTAGTAGCTTGTACAGTACTAGCATTTATTGTAGCTATACCGGCAAGAGATCCGCCGGTGATTACAGCATTACCAGAACTAAAGTTGGTTGCCTGTGCAGTTGTTGAAGTTAATCCCAACAATGTTGCAGAGGTTGCTGATATTGCTGATATTCCTGTCAACGAGCCGCCTGTAATTAGTGCGTTACCAGAACTAAAGTTAGTAGTTTGTAAACTGCTAGCAGTAGATAATGAAATACCAGTGATAGATCCACCAGTGATTACAGCATTACCAGAACTAAAGTTGGTTGCTAACGCTGTAGTTGTTGTTAAGTTTGTTATACCTGTTATACTTCCGCCAGTGATTTGAGCATTGGCTGTAGTAAGATTAACAATGGCGCCATTTGTTGATGTAACATTACCTGTTAAGGTGCCAACTAATGTTGTAGCAACAACGTTTCCGGTTACGTTACCGACTACGTTACCAGTTAATGTTCCGCGTAGTGTAGTAGCATTAACGTTACCAGTTAGGTCTCCTGTTACAGATCCTGTTACAGATCCAATTATGCTGGCATTAATTACCGGGTTAGCTATAGAATTATTAAATGTAATACCGGCATAAATTGTTGGAAACCCGCTTTCAAATCCAACAGGGTTAAATTGCGATCCACTAATAGTAGCATACGTTGTATCGCCGTATTGTAATTTAAGAACGTTGTGTATGTTGGTAGAACCATCTGTTAAACTAACAGGAATAGCACCGCTGATGCCTTGTCCCGATGTATATGTTGGGCCTATTAATTTAAATCCATCTGCGCCATATGTGTCGTAGATATACAGTTGTCCAGTAGTCTGTTTATACCAAAAATCTCCAACTTTAGGAACTGCTACAGTATCGACGCCGGGCTGTAGTGTAGAATTTGTAATACCAGATACTGGTTGCCAACCCGAAGTTCCTGTGTAAACTTTAAGTGTTTGTGTGCTTTTGTCAAACCAAAGCTGACCCTGTAATAATCTATTAGGGGGTTGTACAGTATGAGCGAAATTCTCTAGTAAATGTATTAAATTTTCATTTAATGCATCGCCGTAACCCACGTAATTAGGGCCAGGGAGGCTTATACTAGTGGTATTATCTATAGTTCCGTCTAGAATTGGAATCGATACACTACCGTCCCTTGATGTTATTGTATATGACATATTACGTTCTCTTTATAGTATACTTATCTAAAATTACCAATTAATTGTTACTACGCCGGTTGCACCAGCGCCACCTGACCAGTTTAATGGGCCGTGGTAATTCCATGCACTTGCACCTGATCCACCCGCACCTGGGCCTTGCCCAGGGTTACCATTAGCATTATTAAGTGGGGGAGTTTGACCTCCCTGTCCAAACGGTGTGCTTCCTCCTGCTCCGCCATATTGATCGCTTTCGCCACCGTTTGATGAGCCGGGGTTTCCGGGGTTACCTGTAGGGCCGCCCGGAGCTCCGCCACTACCGCCACCATTGGTATATCCGCCACCACCGCCGCCACCGCCGGTTAATAAAATAGATCCGTGTGATCCAGAAATAACAGTATCTCCGCCACTAGAACCTCCCGGGGCGCCATATGTTCTTCCTACAAATGGGGCTCCAGAGCCTCCATTTCCTACACTTATTTGTACAGTTTCGCCTGGGGTAACAGTTAATGCTTGTCCTTGCGTAAATCCGCCGGAGCCACCGCCTCCGCCTCCGCCTCCGGCTTCTACTTCATTGGAACCGCCGCCACCGCCGCCTCCGGCTGCTGCATCGATTAATATGCTATGCACACCCGGCGGTACTATCCACCCATATGAGCCCGGCGAACTAAATGTAATTGACCCGGAATCCGGAAAAAACTTCTTCCATACTCCATCGCGTTTAACGAATCCCTTGGTAACATTATTCCAAGATCCACTTTGATTCACAGTTGGATTTACAACTTCTGTCCAGACCCCACTACGTTTAACATACATACCATTGGTTCTCGGCGATGTAATTGGAACAGCAGGTGGGGGTGGGGGTGGTACAGAATTTACACGAGTATTCCAAATCATAGTACCAGCACTAGTATAAAGTGCAGCAGCTACACTACCCGGATTTCCATATGCTGGGTCACCGTCGTTGAGCCCTAGTACATCAATTGTAATAGCACCCGGGGATAGACTAGTAGTATAATCATTGTAATATGACCAATCATCGTTACTACCAATTGTTTCTCCGTTTATTTTTACTACAACATGATTATCCCCAGAGCATCTTAATGTATATGTATCTGCAGATGCAATGTTCACGTAATAGGTTATTGTTATCCACTGGTTAGTAGGATCTACTAAATCCGAATTAGGCCAAACTCCATATGCGTTTAAAAAACTATTATATGTAGCCCAAGTTGATGGATAAAATACGGCCATCTGTTATCCTACCTGGAACCAAAAGTCGCCATCGTTACCGCCACTCGGTGGCCCACTAGAAACAGTATAGTTAAATTTTTGAGCTGTAATTGCTTGTGTGACAAAACCTGTTGTAGCAATTCTAGTACTGTTATCGCCCGCAGACGGTGTAGCTGCGGTTGCCACGCCTGTAAAGGACGGAGCATCAATTGGTGCTAGAGTAGATACTGCTGAGCTAATTGCATTATTACGATTGGTTACTTCTATTGCTACTTTATTAGTGTAGTCATTTATTAATGCAGTTGCTTCTCTATCTACGTATTCTGTTGTTGCTAGAGTTGTGCTATTATCGTGTAATGCTGGAGTTGGTGCACTTGGCGTGCCAGTAAAGGTTGGACTACTAATTGAAGCAAGTGACGGCAACTGACCATTAATAGTATTAATAGATCCTTGCTGTGTGCTTATGTTTGATACCATTGTTGCAAGTTGGTTATTAACTGATACTGCTAACGTATCAATTGCAGAATTAAGAGTATTCTCTGCAGAAGTTATACTAGTTGATAGCTCAAGTTCAACAGTTGCAATGTTTGATGCCAATGTTGCGCTAACTGCATTTAATGCCGACGTTAAGGTCGCTACATTTGCTGCCAGGTTAACATTTGCTCTAGTTTCAACACCATCAACATACCCTTTTGTGGCTATGCCTAAGTTAGTAGTCGGGTTACCGTATACTGTGGCCAGGCCCGTTGTACCACTAACCGATAATGGAGAAATATTACCAGCTAAGGTAGTGTTTACATAAAACTGGAATCCGCCATCTAATGCTTTATTTTGTAATACTAAAGATTTGTTACCAAACGAAATATTAGCGTTAGTTAAAATAACATTACCTATAACAGAAACATCACTTGCAAATGTGGTGCTAATGTCAGAACGTGCTATAGCGTTAGCGTATACGCCGCCAACAGTAACACTATTAGTTGTTGTGCCGTTTAATTGTACATTGCCTGCTAAGTTAACACCGGGTTGAACTGTAGAGAAGGCAGTTGCGCTTGGGAACAGTGATACATTAGGAGTAAATGGGGTATCATAACTAGTAATAGATACAAGATGATTATTAGTGTATGTATTAACTACTGTGTGACTATTGCCAGTTGTATCAACAATAGTTTCAACCACTGAACCGCTTTTACCTTGTCCTGCGGTATATCCTGGGCCAATAATTTCCCATGCTGTTCCATTGTAGATTTTAAACTGTTGGTTAATTGTATCAAACCATTGGTCACCTGTTTTATAAACTGTAGGAGCAGAGGGAGATGCAGTTTGCTCACTTGCAGGAATGAAATCTGTTCCGTTGTAAATCATTAAACGCTGATTGCCAGAATCCCACCATAGTTGCCCAGGTACTGCAAGAAACCCGCTATTAGCACTTACGCCAGGTTCTTGTGCGCTGGCAAAATTCTCTAGTAGGCGTACAAAGTTTTCGTTTTGTATTTCGCCCCAAGATCTGTTATCACCGCTGGTAAAGTTTTGTCCAATTAAAGTTAAACCGTAATTGTCGTTTGTTGTACCTGGTATTATTGTTGTTAGTACATCACCGTTGGTGTTATTAATAATATAACTTGACATAGTGTTATCCGATCGAACTTAAATTAGTCAATGTTTGAATACGCACAGTATAGTCGATTTGAATTAAACGGTTTAATGATTTTTGTACAGGGTGGAACACAACGTGAGTTAACAATAAACCCGTTGAAGTTAAACCACTTGTTCCATCCAATGAGCGACCGCATAGGCCTAGTTCGTCAAACACGTATTCGCTGTTTAAATTTTGGCTGTTGTCAGAATACGATTGACCAGAAGGCTCGCCGTAGTCCAATAAGCAACTAACTAAAATGTCTGTATAAATTGTACCAGGAATATGGGTTACAGTCATTTTGTTATTAACAGGGTCTAAGTTAGCAATACTAGTATCGTCAACAATTTTAGAGTATGTAGGATTATATAAGTTACTGTTTAAGCCTGTTGTGTTAGTAGGCAAGTATGTGATAATGCCAGTTGGGTCTACGCTAGTACCGCCGTTACCAAATGTCATTTCGTAAATAAAACTGCCTTCGCTGGCATTTTTATTAGCTACTGTACGAGCTAGTGCATAACTAAAATTCTCGTAGTGGATAGCATTAGACTTATCAATGTAAACTTCGCCAGATTCTGGATCAAAGATCTTAATATGTCCTCTTAGATAAACTCCAGAATTCTCATCTGGTTGTTGTTTTTGTGTATTTTCCACTGCGTTTTCCTCTAAATTTTGTTTGTTATCAGTATTTATCATGGTGTATATCCAGGTTGAGCTTTCAAGAACATTGCTTGAATTGTGTTGCTAGTAGTAATGGTAGCAGTGATATTAGATGTCCATACATTACTTTGTGTCACTATATATTGTTGTTGTTCAAAATTCGTTGTAGACGAAAGTACTACATTTCCATTAGCTTGTACTGTACCAAGTACAGTTGCGTAGAATATATTAGCGCCAGTATCAACTCCGTTGACACTGATAGTAGAACCAGTGGTTGTTGCAATATTACCTGTAACATTTATAACTGCAATATTGGCTAAGTCACATGTTGTAACACCACTTAGTACTCTTGCATTTGCTGACCCCGATGTAATATAGTCTCCAATATTTGCAACAATATTAGCATTGGCACGTAATTTCCATGATACGTTTGCTGTAACTGTTAATGTTACAGGGCTAGTACCAATATTGGCAAAATATGTGTCTGTACCAGTAATATGTTGATCTATACTTGCATCAACTACACGAGTGTTAGCCAAATGACGCAGGCCGCTTGTACCAGCAAATACATAACTTAAATTAGAACTAATGCTAACAAATCCAGAATCTGTTCCAGCTCTGATGTAAGTTACATTAGATTGTATGTCACTAAATGACTGGCTGTATACATTTCCTGTTGTTTGATAAACATTGCCAACGTGATAGATATAAGATCCTGTGTTTACAACTAGATTTGATTGCCATTGTGTGTTCCATGCATATACATTGCCTGTGCTAATATATGTGTTACCTTGGTATGAAATATATGTGCCGACAGGTCTTGCTGTATTAGTTGTCCATGGGTGAATAGTTAAATTATTTGGTGCTGTGCCATCTACTCCGCGACGTAATTGTCCAAGAATATTTGTATTAGTACCAATTAACTTAACATTTGCCTTAATGCTGTTAAATCCAGAATTGTTTCCGCTATACAAGAAAGTAACATTACCAATAATATCGCTGAAGTGTGGTGCTGCAACATTACCGTTTGTTATGTAACTATTACCATTGTAGTATACGTTAGAATTAATAGCGTATGCTGTATTAGGAATCCATGCAATGTTTGGAGCAAATACATTTCCAGTAGTTAGATAGATATTACCGTTAAATGAGGTTAGCTCACTATTGCCAATGTAGGCATTGCTAGCAATCCACGGCTTAACTGTTTCGTGTGAAAAGTTTCTCCAATAGGTAATTTTTTCACCATTAACAAATACTACACCAGGATGCACGTATGTTAAATCTGGAGACGGAAGAACTGTTGCATCAGCAACATACATAAACTCATCCGTAATAAAGAAATCAGAAGTTAATGTTGTGGTTGCGGCATTGCTAATTCTATGAGAGGTTACGTTGCCTTGGCTTAGATTAGAATAGAAATTTCTAAACGCATAATCGCTTTCAAATACTCGCATATCTAGTGTGTCAAACATACGACCAGGAATCATTTCCTCTGGAGCATGACTACTGTAGGTATCTACGTATGCACCACCATCAATGTTAATGTCAGTTGATCTGATTCCCAATGAAGTATCGGTGTATGCACTAGAAATAATACTATCTGCTTTGTTACCAATATAGCGTGTAGAGTTAACGTCGGCATACTCAATTATAGCACGTGATGTATTGATGTTAGCTAACAATGGTGCAAACGCTACGTTTGCACTAGAGCCAGATGAGTATACGTTGCCTGTTGTTAGATAAACTGTTCCGTTGTGGCTAATCAAACTATCAACAGCAACGATTAGATTTGGTGTAAATTTAGTATATGTATTGCTATCAATTGTTACACCAGGATAGACATCGCCATCATCTAGTAGACTAAAGTCAATGTTACCATTGAATGCAACAATACGATCGTTTGCATTTGTAAACTCTGCAGGGTTAACTACAGTTAAGTTAGCCAATGGCGGGAATACTAAATTGGTTGCAGTATAATTGGTGTATACGTTTGCAGCAGCATTAGCCAATTTGTACAATGTATTGTCAAGATTAATAATGGTATTTGCCGCAATGACTTGTCCCTCATATACATCAGACCACTGCTGGAATATATTGTTGCTTGCCAATCCTGTGTTTGCAGAAATATTGGCATTGTGTCCAGTATAAGTAACACGGTCAAATTTAACAGTAGTCTTAACGCTACGAATAACATTGTGTCCGTGGAAACCATCTAACGAAACATTAGATTTAGTCCATACATTGCGTAATACCGCACGAACTTTAGCGCCAGTTGTACTTGCACCATTGATTGTAATGGTTGGAGTTGATGTGTAATTAGAACCCGAAGAAATAACTTCAATGCTTGACAATGCACCGTTGCTACTAAAGATATGTGCAATAGCATTAGCACCTGTACCGCCGCCGCCAGTAATAATAACATCTGGTGGAGTTACATATCCTTTTCCTGGATTCTCAATTCTGAAGTCAACGATCTTGTAAGTGTAATTGTTTTTCCAATTTTCATACAAGGTGCTGTTTAACAATGCAGCATCGTATGGTTGTTCACCATTTGGACTACGATATACTCCTAGTGCAGAATCCCAGTAACTAGGTAAATCAAAGTCTGTGATGTCGCCACCAAAGGTATCGTTCTTTTGATAGTCAATAATAAACTCACGAACTACTGTACGATAAGGTTTAACTTCATTGATGTAGTCTAAGTAGAAGCTTTGGTTATCCGGAATGTAGCTTGGGAAATGCTCTAACTTACGAATGTTTTGTAGTGCGCTAATGAAGCTGGTTTTAAATACCCAATCAATATTCTTTTGTTCTGTTAAGATATACTTAACCATAGTAAAGAATACATCGTTGTAGTCCATTGCTAAGTCATCAATGAAAACTTCATTTTGCATTGACGTTAAAATTTGACGTAGCTCTCTACCCGGAATATCAATAATACTCTTAGCTGTACCAGTACCGGTGCCTGCATTAGTTGCGGTAATTAGATCGCCTACTTGATAAGTAACACCAGTAGTACCTGCAATGTCATTCCATTGTAGTTGTGTTGTATTACCAAGATCTGTAATAATATATTCTACTCCAGAAATAAACAATCCAGCTGATATAATAGATCCGGGTGTACCTGATAAGATTTGTACTGTGCCGCTTTCAATTCCCACTAAATTAAGAGTAGATAAATTGTCAACATAGTATATTGCAAATTTGCCAGCGCCGGTGTCCATAACCTTAATATAGGTGTTTGGTGTTAGCACTAGCTTGCCTAAATCAAGTGCAGTTTGTACAGAGATATTAATTGTAGTAGTTGGGTCAAAAGAGCTATCGTACCAATCTGCATATTTCCAATATAGATTTGTTTTGTAGCTTTGCAATTCTACTAGGTTATACGTATTTTCACCTGCAGAATTAACACCGGCAAATTGATAAATTGCCCATTTGCCAGAATTTGTGCTGTCGGTCTTGACCAAAATCTTAGTTGTACCAGCAGTCATGCTACTGGCGTTAACATAGGCTAGTTTATCATACGTGTCTACAGGGAAATCGTATTTTCCGGATGCTAAACTAGGAGCAGCTTGCTCGCTGTTTAATGTAGTTAATACTTTGCGACTAACGACAGGATATGTTATTAACTTAGCATTTACAATATCAAAATAGTTAGTTAATGCCAATGAGCGATCCATAATCATAGTTTGACGTTGCAATGGATCTGCATTGATACCATACCGTTGGCTCATTGGTAAAGTTGGGTCTGGTACGGGGTATGTTACTTTAACAAAATCTGTAGAAGTGTAGTAGTCGTTAACAATTAAACCAGACAAGCTATCAATTAATTTACTTAATATAGCTGTAGGTATTTGACTACTTGGATTGCCTTCTTGTACTAATGCATATTCGCTGTGTACTAGACTTGTATTAGGTGTTTGTTGACCAAGTTGAAGAACACTACTTTGTCCAACTAATAAATTATTAACATTGTGTAAGGATACAGTATCATCGCGTAGGATTGAAACATATGGTATGCCTTGTGCTTGCGGATTTTCAATCATGCTGGTAATACTAATTACACTATTATTCTTATTAGCACTAGCACTAACTTGATCTCTGTTACTTACCCAGAAATAGTATTTCAATTTTACATTGCCACTTTGGTCTACGTAACCGTATGTGCTATACGCAGAATCATCTTGATGTAACGGTGTACCTGCTCCAACTTTGGCAACAAACTCGCTTGGCAATACTGGGCTTTCTACCCACTCATAAACATCAATACTGCTTCCTGGGAATTGTTTGCCCCAATTAGTTAGTCTGTAATTTAAGTCGTCTTGTTCATAGTCCACAAAGCGTACTGTGTCAAGGTTCCACCAGATGTGACCAACTTGTGCTGGACCCCAATGTAAGTCTGTATACACAGAACCTGTACCTTGATTATACATAGCAGGATCGCTAACACGCTGATAGTCAATGTCTTGCCCGGCAACATTTAACACTTTGCCTTTAATTGGGTCAACATAATCTAGGGCGGCCAACATATTATTGTTAGACTTGTTGTAGATAAATGTACGGCTAATGCTTTCTACATCAACGTTAGGTTGTTGCTGTCTTGTCAAATTCCATGCTATATCTTGTATGCTATTATTAAATGCGTATGCTTCTCCGCTGTTGGCGTTGTAGCCAGGGCTACCAACTAACACTACGTTTCTTGTTGCATCAATTACAGCACCAAACTGATCGCCGGCATGTACTTCAATATGTGGGCCAGTTTCAAGTTCTTGTACAAATGCGTAAATTCCAAGATCTGCAGAATCAGACTGTTTAACTAGTGGCTCAAACATATAAACAGAACCACTGTTTGCTATAGAGTCAATAAACCATGTTGATCCAGCATCTAACATAAATGTGCCGCTGTCAAATGTTGTAGTTTCTTCTGCAGCACTACCTTGTCCGTATACTGCTAATACTCGAGCATCTGCACTTACACTAATAGTCTTACCAAATGCGCCAGTTTCGTTGTGCGGATGAGTAATGTTTGCTTGGTGTGTGTATGTGCTACCAGTTAATACATAACGTTCTACTAATCCATTTTGTAATCCAGAGAATGTAGATCCTGGGCTACCAATGAACAAGTTTTGACCGGTGCTATCTGTGTCTAGGCTTGTACCAAAGTTATTAACGCCACTGGTGTAGCTACTTACAATTAATTTTGGCGTAGATGAAATTACACCGTTAGATACTGTATAGTAATTAACATAGCCTGCTCCAATTGGGGCGCCAACAAACAATTTAGAACCGTCTGGTGTGACCTTGATGCTGGTACCAAAAGCGCCAGTATTGGATGTTGTGCTTGATAGTGTGTATGTAGAATAATTTGTTGTCTTATACAAACTAACTGTATTATTGCCACCAACAAATATATTGCCACCTGATGTCATACTAATACTAGTTACACCAGGGAAAGAAATATTAGCTACAGGGGTAAGCACACCGTTGTTGTGATTAAACACGTGTACTAAATTCTGTGAACCAATCGCTACAATATTACCCTGGCTTTCAATTACTGATCCAAAATTTGCAAAAGTATTTGATAGCGTAACTCCAGCAGTGGCAGTATTAGAAAATACTTGTACTTGTTTACGTCCAGGGTTACCAACATAGTAATACTGTCCTGTTGAGCTAACACGTACTGCACTACCAAAATAGTCACCAGCAGTGGCTACGTTAGCAGATACGTTTGCTGAGTTAGTGCTAACCCAAGGCTTATTAAATGTGTAAACACCCCAACCATAACTGGCTGTAGCATTGTTTACCCAAACACGATCATTTTCCAACCAACCGTTTGGCGGTGTTATGTTAGGAATATCTGTTACATAATCTGTTTTAGCAGATTTAAGTGCGTACACTTGTCCTGTGGAACCGATCACGCCTGCTCTAATTAAATCTTTGATGTTATGAGTAATTGTTACTGTTATTGCTGTTGCATTAGCAATATCAACAACTTCGTAAATGCCATCAAATCTAGAATCAAATCCTTTTAATACTAGCGAATCGTTCTTTTTAAATGAATGTGCATTGTTAAACTTAATTTGTGCATAGGAGTCAAGCGTGTAAATTAAATCTGTTGCGTATAGATTTGTTTCAGTTACACGGAATATGTTCCACTGTGCTGTCGAGTCCTTAGCTACCCAAATTTTATTGCCGGCGCCAACATCAATTGATGTATTGAACGTGTTAATATCAAAAATTGTGTAATCAACATCATTTAAGTTTACATAACCGGCAGTAGGCAAGTCTGACATATAAGCGTCGCTGGTGCGATTACTGTATAGGCTTGTGCTAGTACTAGAAATATTACTTGCATTATAAACATTTGACAATGTTAAATTAACAATAGGAAGTGCGTTGCTATATGTATCAGTTAACGTAAATGCTACAGGGTTTGTGGTAAACACGCCCTGATCTAAAATAAATTCTTTGTAGGTGTTTGTATCTATGCCGCCATATGAGCCAACTTTAAATGCCCATTCTTCATAGATGCTGACGTTACCGTTAACGTTATTGAAATTAGCTTTAGTCAACGCATTAATAGAGTTAACGCTACCTTTTTCTTTAATGTAGCCTTGATAAAACTTAGTTTGTGTCGGAATACTAATGCCCAAGTCTGTTAAGAACTGACGTTGACGGAAACCAATTAAACCAGCTGAGTATGCTTGGAACTGTTCGTTGTCCAATGGCTTGTCAATATCGTAGATACGATCAAAGGTTTGTGCCTGCTGGCCAAAGCTAGGTAACAATCCAGTTTTAATTGCATCTAAGTTAACTTGTGTCCACTTAGTTGGATCGAACGTTGCGCTGGCTGTAATATTTTGGCTCGCTGTATAATAAAAATTATTGTAAACAACAATATCACCAGTTTTGTAGTCAGTACCAGATTGCCATGATACAAATGTTGGATCGTTATAAATGTAGCCAGGAGCACTTAATGCACCTGTCCATGCGCCAGTCTTAGCACCTGCAAGTTTTAAACGACTTTGACGAGTACCTTGGCTTGGAACATATAAGATGTCGCCAAACTCAGACACGTTGTCAAAAATCATTGTGTGTTCGTGTTGTACTAAATGTAGTCTTGCATAGCAAACTGTAGATCCATTTAATGTTCTTAATAAGAACTTGTTACCATCTACAGCATTTTCAGTTCTTAGAATGTCAAAGCCATTACTCTTGATTGGAATAAAGTTTTGATCTAGTACTTTGCTACCAGTTAACGAATTAGAAATTTCATCAACAATGCTTGATACTGTACTTAAAGCGATTTGTGTAGCAGTTGGATTTAGTACAATAATAGTACCAGCAGTCCATCCTTGCTGATGCCAATAAATTAATTCTTGTACACTTAATGTCCAGTTGCGTGTTTGATTTAAATCTTGATCAAATTGATTAAAGGTAAATCCTTGTGCTACTAAGTGGCGTTCGTAACTGATTAGGAAATCAGCTACTTGTTGTACACTACTAAATTCTGTACCGTAAGGTATTACTTGTTCTACGCCTGTGGTTGTTTGATACAATTTAACTGTTGTACCGTTTAATGTAATTTCTTGATTGTTGTTATTAGCAACACTCGGTAGTATAGTAAAGAACGGATGTGTTGGGTCGTATCCAGATACTGCATACCCTGTATTGGTTTTTTCAACGATTACCGCGCTGTATACTGCGCTACCCACAGGAACCGATTTAGTCAAGTAGATATTATAGTTAGAGTCTGGCACAACGACTGATGCATTAGTAGAGCCAGGACTAGTTTGTTCAGCAAACACAGTAATTAAGTTTTTATCAGTGAAACCTCCAACTTTGTAATTTAATTGTATATTTAAATTGCTAAAATATTCTGTTAGTTTAGCTACTGGGTCAATGCCAACGTTTTTAATAGAGTCGCCGATCCAGTTAATATATCCGCTGGTGCGTTGTACTGTCCCGGATGTAGCATCACCATTAACAGCCAATACACCCGGAGTAATCTTTTGATTGCCGCTAGTTAGATACTGGTTAGTGCTTGTATTTCTAGTAAAGCGAGAAATATCAACAGCAGTACTAAAATATTTTGCTGGTTTGCATAGGGCAATAACCATTTGTAAACTAAACGGATAGTCGCTACTACGACGCCATGCAGATTCTGCCGGTCCAATTTCTCCTGCTGCAAAATTATTGCCAGCAGTAGTTTGATCGTATTGCGATACCAATGGGATAGCATCCGGAGACAATAGATCACCAGAACTGTTAACTGGGATAAAGGATGTTAGTCCTGGACGAACAAAGCGAGGATCAATATATGCAGATGATGCACTACCTGCCCAAATATATCCGGCTTCTAAATCTTCCCAGAGCAATTTATTACCGCTGGTGTATGGACCTGTGCTGTAACGTGTGGCCCACCAAGTTGGCTCACTACTAAATCCTAACATTTTCCAAGGTGTTAAGTTTGGAGTATCTGTGTCAAACCAGTAGTTATAAATGGCACGCCATGAACCTTGTAAATTGCTTTGATCAACAACATCTTTAAATTTACTGTAGTTCCATGTCCAAGAGTTATTAACATCAAACTGAGTATTTGATGTATAATCTATATTGTTACTTCCAGACCAAGCATAAAAGCCTTGGCTTAGTATTTCGTTATATTCTGCTGAAGTATATCCAGTATCTCTAAAACGTCCCGGGATAATACTGTATAGATTAATTTCATTTTTACTGTAATCTGCTTTAATGTTATTGTAAATACGCTTTTCTAATTCCAACAGGTAGTTGTCGCGGAAGTCCCCAAACACAGGAGTAATAGAGCCGTCATGTCCTTGTATAACATCAATTGGTGTTTGGAAAGTATTATCTCTATAGATGCGCGGAGTAAACTTAGGATACAGTCCTAACTTACTAGGTGTTTCTGGAATATAGTTACCATCTGTATCGGAGTAATCTCTAATGGTAATTGTTGTACCGTTAGCAACATCATCTGCGGTAAACTGATTAGTAAATGTAATAGATGGACTTACCAAACTAAATGTAAAGTCTACACCAACTGTTTGTTGTACACCATTGACGTATACTAACACCGCGCGATTACTTAATTGTGTGTTATCAAAAATACTTGAAATTTCATACTTAGTCTGGCGAGCATTTAATACTGTATATGTGATAGTATCAAACTGGCTACCCTGTGGAACCATGTCTGAGTAGTACCAAGGAAAATTACCATTTTTAACAATATTAATATTTTGTAAAATAGCATCTACGCCAGCAGCTGGATTATTATAATCTAATCCTGTTTGTGTTGAGCACAAACTTAAAAATTTATTTTTAAATGCAATGTATTCTTTTTTAGCTAGTTGTAAGCCATTAACAAAGTTAACCAACGGATCAGTTAAGAATGTCATTGCATAAATTGCAGGGCTTGTGTGCTGTACTAGTGTACCTCCACGTGCTTTTAAATAATTGTCCTGCAACGGAATTGCACCAATTGGGCTATTTGTTGTATTTTCAATTAATTTATTGTAGTGTGTACGTAGTTGTCCTAGTGTAATACTAGAAAAGTTTTCGTTTAACGGATTTAAGTCTAGATTCTTTGGTACTTCGTAATAGCCAAGATTACTAGCAGTATTACTATAAACCAATACGTCAATTTTGTCTCCAACAGCCGGCATTGTTTCTAATACGATTGCATAGTAAACACCAACTGCAACTAAGTTATAGTCTGTTCCAGATTTTGCTAAAGTGTTATTAATATATACTTTAGTGTGCGGTATTAATGTTTCTGTTACAGGTAATACGTCTACTTGTACATAGGCTTTCTGTACGCCATCAACTGGAATTACATACCCGTCAAAGAATTTAGTAAAGATTTGGTACTGTGCTGTTTCTTCTAAATTTTTAACCCAAGAATTTAATTTAACGGCTGTTTCAAAATCTTGATTTTTAATAAGATAGCCAGTATTACAATTTTTAGTTACTGTTTTTTGATTTACAATATACTTAAATGTATCTGTATCATAGTAATTTGCAAATACAATATCACCAATGTTATTAAAGTTTTGATACTTTAATTTAAGATTTGTTAACACCGCATCATTATTGCCGGTTCCGGTTGCATAGCCAAAGAATGCTGTTCCCTGGAAATCGTTACCGGGATATACTGTTTCATTGCTAAATTGATAACCGTTTCCGTCAACCAAATCAAATTTTGGAGACTGATTAATATGTTGCTTTGCCTGGCAAAGGGCCCATACTATTGTACCGTCTGATGTAATATTGTATGTATAAGCGCCAACGGTGTTTGGACTGTTAACTGAGTATTTGGTTCCTGCTAGTACTAAAATGTTTTCGCCGTGCAGTATAGGATCGTCAACCGTTTCGACTAAACGTAAGAAATTGCCGCCTGTGAACTTTTCAATATTAACTTGATAAATTTTATTTCTAATGCTAATGTCGTAATCGTTTGCAAATACAACGCGATCGTCATGCTGTAATTGGCGGCCGTTTAGGCGCATCCATGCAGTTCCAGTGCCAGAACCTACACCAGTTGCAGTAAATACTGTTCCACGCAGTCTTGATGTAGCACCAATTGCTAACCAATCTGTGTAGCTTAGATCTAATGTATTACTAGTGCCAGGATCCTCAATTACATATTCTCTACCAACAATAAAGTGTCCGGCTTGTTTAGCAAAACCTTCATAGTCGTTGAATGCGTCAGTAACAAAGTCTGTGCTGTCAATACCCCAAATTAATGTAATAGGATCTTTAGCACGACGTCCATACTCAAATAATTGCAGGTTTGCTTCAAATTCAATGATTGGTCGACGAGCTGGGGTGTTTGGACCAAAGTCTGCTGTTTTATTATTGTACACCGCGGTAGCGTTAATAACATCTTTATGGAACCAACGATTATATCTAGTCCAAGGATTACGATCTGCACTACCACGATTAATAGTAATGTAGTCTGGGTCAATGTCAATGTCTGCGGTTCTAACGTCAAGGCCGCCTGTGGAGTTTATATCAGTTGCTGTAATATTTCCAATTTCTGGAACTATTAGAGCATCAACCGGGATTAATGTAATGCTTGTGCCTACACCTTCAACATAGTATTCGTTACGATAAATGTAACCAACAGAAGTAATTGGATTCCAGTCTCCTACTAATGTTGTTCCAGCATAGGCCAAATTGTTTGCTGTAACTGATGCGCCAAGAGCAACAACGGCATCGTTCCATTTGTTTGCTTCAGTATATTCTGTTCCATAATAATCAATTGGTGTTACTAAATGATCAAACTTAACTTTTAACCCATTGGTAAACACCAAGCCATTGGGACTAGTATACTCTGCCTGCCCAATGATGTCATTGGTTACATCTATTGTAGATGTTGCATTGTCAACTAGTTTAATTTTGCCAACAAAGTCTGGGTTAGCGGCATCTTGATAATACAGATAATCGCTGACCGCAGTAATGCGAGGCACTAATGCAAATTGTAGTTTATTGTTTACCCAAAATTCTTTAGAAGCATAAGTTCTGCCAGACCCTACGAAAACTTTTTCTTGTTTAATAACTTGCAGACTTGGTGCAAGTTGCATAATATAATCGCCAGTGTTAGTAGAAACTAAATTAACAGTCCAAACAGATGTGCGATCAGCAGTTCCAATTACTTCGCCCGGGCGGATACTTGCACGATCTAAACTAGTATATGCTGATGGTACTGCTGGTGTAGTCCATGTTGCTGTTGCTTGATTGTTATTAACAAATACAATAGTTTTACTTTGTAACTGTGTATTAATCCCGTCTAAACCGCCTGGAAACTCTGTTAAAAAATCACTTAATAATCTGTTTTGTATGTCAGCATAATTAAAGTCTACTGCGGCATTAACTGTTGATGCAATTGGCATCGCTACATAAAAATCTTGTGCAGTATTTGTTGGAACTTGGAAAGTTATAGTTCCAACGTCCACACCGTTGTTTGTAACACCATATACGTCGCGAGTACTTACTGTAGAAATATTTGGGTCCATGCCTTCGGTACCTGGATCGGTCTGTATCCAAAATTTAAAGCCAGGTTGATTGAGTTGGAATGTATATGTGCCACCACGTGCCAGTGCTAGTGGAGCATTTGGCAATAGGCCACGACCGGTAAAATTGTATCCACCGACAGCAGTATTTCTTGTTACTGTATAGTCTGCAGAGTAAGGAACATTTGTAGTCAATGCTACAGCATCGGGACCATTGGGTAGCCAATAGTAATTGTAATAGTTTACAAATTTGTCGTAATCAAAATGCCCATCGTAGTTATACGTCTCCGATGCAAACAATCTATTATGGTTTTGTGTTTTACCACCGTAGTAGTCAATACTGTCTAATAGATCAATATATCCGGCTGTAAACTCAATGTTTTTATTACCGTTAGTAACAACAACACCAGGTTCTAATTGGTAATGCTGGCGCTGTTTTGTAAAGTCAGGTACATAGTTGTCAGTTAATTTATATGTAGGTGTAAATGTTTTACCAATATAACCATTAACCGGCTGATTAACAGAGTCCGTTGCTAAATGATCTAGTGTTGCCCCCAGGAAGCGTTGGTTCGTTGAAGTTTGAAATACCTGTGGTAAAAAATTAATAGTATTAACTAATGCCATTATTGTGTGCTTCCAAAGGTTACTCCGCTAATTTTTAATTGAGCTGCTGTTGCTGCTGACACTATGTCAACGTCATTGACTGTTGCGGCTGATGTAATGATCTCCCACGGTTCGGCATTAATTTGGAAATACTTACCAAAGAAATTGTCGCCGCCTGTGCCAGCTGGTATGATCAATACGCTGGAAATGTTTGGTGCTAATGTTGTATGCAGGTATGCTGCTAACTCTGAGAAATAAAATGTATCACCAAAGTCCCAGTTGTTAACATCAAAGTAAGCGTTAATTGCACTGATAACCTGTGTCTTAACTTCGTTGTCGGTTATACCGGCAGCAGGATTCTTAATAACTTGGAAACGTGCTTGTACTGATGGGTCCGCTTTCTGTCCAAACAATGGTTTAAATTTAGCAGGATTGTAAACAATCGTATCACTAACTGCTTTAAAGTTTGTTAATGTATTGTAGTCAATCTCTAAACTACTTGATGTAGGAGGATTTGGCTGTGTGATAGTTCCAGTCAGATCTCGTAACCAATTGATGTAACTGTTAGTGTATGCCGCTGTTAATACATATAAGTCAATGATGTTTACCGGAGTAGGATCAATACGGCTACGGCTTGGAACATTGTGCTTGTATTGGAAGTACAAGTCTGGGCGACTAGGGCCATTGGCCACTAACGAATACAAGTCAGGATTATCCGGAACACCTACCATTTGTACAGTGGATGATCCAACTATTACATTGGATGTATCAATGTAACCATCATCTCTATTAACAGTATTATAAATTTGCCATGTTACATCAGAATCCATTGGGGTTCCTGTATCTCCTGGCTTGCCGCTGATCTTTAAAATCTTAATAGTATCATTTACGTTAGTACTTGTTACAGAATTATATACTCGTGTTGTTGGATCAAAGTAAAACTTAGTATTTTGTAAGCTACCAAATGTATAAGTTTGTGTTTTATAGTTGATTGTATACAGGCCTTGGTCGTAACTAAACTTTAATACCCAACCGTTGTCACCATCTAATAGAGTTTTCCATACTTGGTTTGCCCAATCGTATGTTAAACCAAATGTAGACTTAGCTTTAATTTGATTAATTAAACTAGTGATTACATCAGATGTTAATGTAGTCTTGTAAGGTGGAATGATTGCGTTGGCGCCAGTTAAGCTAGCGTCAGTTAAGATAGCACCATTAGGAACAACTGTACCAAATGTAATATGTGTATCACTGGTACCAACTGTATTGGCAGCTGTGCTAGTTACTGTTGCATACATAGTAGTTTCGCTACTCGGTACATAAAATTGTAAACTTGCGCTTGCGGCCACATACTTTAATGGAGCATTAACTGTAGTGCCTACAGCTTGTGTATTGTTGTTCCACATTAAGTAACCGGTACTTGTGCTAGTAGAATAGTTAGTTTGCTTAAATGTTACGTTAGAATCAAAACTATCATAACGAGTTGTTGCATTAGCATAATATAAATTTTTTAATTCTATAGAATCTATAAGTGGAATTACTTTATTGTAAATTGCGTTATAGATGTCATTGGTAGTTAGGAAGTCAAACGTCGTTGGCTTGGTACTAGTAGATGATCTGATTACGCCGTCATCACCAAAAATGTTTGTAGAGCTGTAGCTACCTGTTGGGTCGATCGCATCTAAGTATAAGCTAACGCCGGAACTTGTACGGTTAACTGCTTTAATTTTTTGGATGCTGGTAAATGATGTCTGTGGGAAGATATTATAGTCTTCGCCGGTGATCATACGATTTTGTGTATAGTACTGTTGCGGAGCCGCAGATTTGATGCTATCTAAACTAGGTGCTGCATTAGCATTAGTAATAGTGTATTTTAAACTTGCTGTAACAGTTAATGTTTCAACGGTATTGTTTTTGCTGATGTACGTTAATCCAATGCTGACACTTGCCATATCGTCTGGAGTAATGCTGTAGGTAATACCGTTACCAGTACGATATAAAAAGTTAAATGTTCCTTGTGGAATATTAGAGAAAGAACCGTCACCAAACACCAAATCAACTTGGTCATTGTTACGAGTATTAATCTGATATAAATTCTTATCTGTTAAGTTATTAAAAATAACATTGATACCAGGGAGTGCAGGAACCTGACTCCATAGTGTTTGTGGATTGTTAGAAACATCTAACGAATACAGCCACTGATCAGAATTAGTAATGTTGTTAGTTGCAACTGTTACATAGTTGTTTGGAATACTGTTATTAATAGTAAACTGCGTGGTGTTTAAACTTCCCTGTTTAAAAAATACAAAGAAGCCAGTATTATTGCTACCGTTGCCGTTGTTGTCAATGCGGTATAGTAAATTAAACTGTCCTGTCTTAGTTGGGTCGTTTTCGTAAATGTATGATTGGTTTACTGTAGTTGCGCTTACTGCTTCAAACGAAACAGGGTTACCTTGGATGTTAACATTGAAAGGCGCAACTGGTAACGTATTTGTGTTTAGTGCAACTGTGTATTCGTCAGTTTGAATACCATTGATTTTTTGACTATTGCCTGGCTTACCAAAGCTCTCGCTGGATACCAAAGTCGCATTAAAGATAGTAGTAAATTGTTCTAGCCAGTTATCGTTAGTGATGTCATTCCAATATACTGTTGCATTAGATAAATTAATACCAGAACTGTCTAGTACGTTTTCGGTTGTTTTAATGCTGTCAATTTTTAGCAAGCCAGACGCTGCATTTGTACGTCCTGGATTGTAGGCTAACATACGTGCTAGCTTTAGAATACTGTCACGGCGCTGTGCTGTATCAATGAAGTTTTCGCGAGCATTTAAGTCTGTGCGGAATGCCAGGCTTTGACCCAAGAAAGCGATCATGTCAATTAATGCAATGTATTCGCTAGATTCCAGGAAGTCGTTAAACGTTTCTGGATAGTATGTCTTAATATAATTAATCATACTATTACGCAGAGTTTCAAAGTCGTAACTAGTGAAGTCAGCGTTAGTGAAGGTCTGGTAGATCTTTGTCCAGTCCTGTTGTACTAAAAGATTTGTTTGACGTGTGCTTTGGGCCATATTAATTTACCTGTATCAAGTATTTATCAGGTATAATTATATGGTCAGTTAATTAGCGGTTAATTTCTTGGAGTTTGCGTCGAAGTTTAGGGATAGTGTTTCGGTCTGGTCTGACGAAACGTATCCTAATGTGATTTGGATTAGTAGTCCATTGTTTTGCTGTGTTACTGCTACTTGCCCAACACGAAGACGTGGATCATAGCTGACAATTTTGGTTACATCTGCTTGTATTGCCTGCTGAGTATCTTCGTTAAGTGGCTCAAATAACATATCCCAGATAATGGTACCAAACGTAGGTTGCATTAGCTTCTGACCTTTGCGGATATTGAAGTAATTGATTAAGTCTTGTTTAGCTAATTCGTAGTCCGTTAGGGTATACTTTTTAGCATTTTGTTTGGTAGTAAATCCGCGATATGTTGTCATAGTTTAGTATTTATTGACTTAAAATGGTCACTGCATAACGCCCGCTGTTAAATGCTTGTGCGCCATTGCCTACATTATAATACCGCCAAGCGTATGCGCCCGACCCACTGGATAGTGTATACTTAGGCTTTGTGCCTGGACCTAATATCCACCCTACATAAATCATTCCAGCTACTATGTCAGCAGTATCTTCTAGTAGTATTGCATCAACAGCCAGTAAGTTATTGTATAAATCATGTATAATTTGATCAGCTAACTGCTCTTGACTGATTGTACTAGATATGAACTCGGACAAATTTGTTACATTATGCAAGTAGTTTGATAACGAAGTGGTATTCTTTCGATGTGTGGTTTGTTGCCAACAACTTTGATAATTAACACACGCTGTTCCGTATTGATCGTTTGATCCAGCCGCAAGTAAACCATATCGTTCTAGTGTCTTAGTAGAAAACTGATATCTGCCCAACCGATTATCTGTGCCGACTAAACTGTAGTCCCATCCACTTAGATCATACGCAATTTGTGCTTGTAAATTTCTAACTTCTGTTGCAGATAGTTGATTAACATTTGACCAATCGCTAGGAATAGTAGGCGCATCGGGGCGACCCAGCCAGCTAACTGGTAATGGGTTATCAATTGCTATTCCGCTAGCGGCCTGTATTCCTGTTGTCATTAAATGCTTTCTGTTGCTGCTTTAGCAGCTTCTGCGTTTGCATCAAGTGCAGCCTGGAACGTGTCTGGGGAACTTTCCATTACTGCTCCGCCAATGCCTACTCCCAAGCCTGTTAATGCCGCTGTTAAACTTGTTGATGCTTGTGCTCGCTTCCACGGCTCGTGTGCAGGTACTACACCACAAGTAGTTAATATAACATCACCGCCAGCTACCCAGCCTTTACCTTTAACAAATAGTGTGTCTGGTAATACTTTAGGTATAGGTGGGATTACAGGAATAATAATGCTTGGCAAATCTGGGTATGGACTTGGTCCTAGTGGGTTTAACTGTAGCATAGGACCTTGTATTACAACCGATCCGCCAGATCCCACTGTGGTTATTCCTTTGCTTGCCAATGTTGCTTTACCAATTGCTTTTAGATTTAATAATCCGCCAGCAGTTACACTAACAGCACCCATTGAACTTAGGCCAAGAGTCATGTTACTCTTTAACGACATTTGCATCAATGCTTGAGCACTGATAGTGCCTGTACTCTTTAAGCTCAATGCCGCTAGTGGACTGTTCTTAGAACCAAATGCAGTAATACTAATATTTGGTGCACACATACTAATACCAGCATCAGAGTGCATGTTAATGGCGCCCGAGCTACGCATGTTAATGCCTGCGGCAGCATATACGTTAATAGTGCCGTCTGGACTAAACTCCATCCATTGTGCGCCTGTGGCGCTGGCAATGTACAATACCTTTTCTGTATCGTTCATTAAGATTTGATGTCCGCTACTGGTACGCAATCTAATTAATTGATCTGTGCCATCTTCTGCACCGTCATCCATAACAAACTGATGTCCGCCCTGACGATATATAACACCTTCTTTAAGTCCGGGAATTTGATCTGCGTTAGTTGCTTTGCGACCCGGAGTACTAATACCGTATACGTTACTTGGGGTTTCACGCATACTACTAGAACTAATGGCACCTCGTATAGGATCTCTATCTAAGCCTTGTACAATTAGCTTTGATGTTTGCACATCGTGTGCCCAGCGTGGGGATTTTACTAAGCCATCAGAGCTAAATGATCCAGGATTTTTAGTATTATATTCTGTTACAGGAACTACGCTGTCACTGCCTAAGAATGGAGCAACCGAAGGTGATACCTGTGTATCAGAGCTACCACCAATATCGCGGCCCATACCAGGAACCATGTGATGATTTGGGCTGTCGTAAACACAAGCAAACCAGTAACCGCGACTGCGATCACCATTGATAAAAGTTACTAATACTTTACAGCCAATGTCGGGCGGAACCATCCACATGCCATAACTTTGTCCGCTAGTAGCCGACGAGTCTGGCAATGCTTGCTGACCTGTGCCAAATGTAGTTCCGTAAAACGGACTAGCATAACTTACTTTAAGTTGATTTTTATCATCGGGAAATGCGCCACCGGTGTCTACTAGTGTTACTTCCAATTGGCCCATGCGAGTGCCAGGCACGTGTGCCACTACTATTGCTTCAAATGGCCCAGAGCTAGCAGCATTACCAGATTTTTTAGCATTTACAACTGACGTCGGATCTGGTCCTGTACGTATGCTTTGATTACTTTCACCCATTTAATTGATTTCCTATGTTCTTCCCGGAGTTACAGTTTGTGATGTGCCGTTACCAACAATAGCATTAGTTCCTGTTTCTGCAATAGCTTTGTCTTGTACGTTTCCAACTGCTCCTCGTTGTGCAGCTTTAGTAGAAGAGAAAAATTCTATATAGTCAGTATTGATATATCTGGCTAGGTGTAACACTTGCTCAAATTTACCAGCATTAAATGTGCTTTCTACTCTTGTAATTGTATATGCGCCACTAAACAAACTAGTCATTGTATTTGGTGCAGGAAATGCTAAGCCGTTATTATAATAGTCAGTGTCAATATCAATTGGAGTATTAATTATTAATTGTACAACCAATTCAGCATTGTCCATACGCAGATGGCCATATTTTTTAACAAAATCAAATTGACTAATCCGAGAGTTATACGATGTACTCTTAGTTGGACTTGGTACGTACAACCAATCGTCTTGTTTAAGTAAAGTAGGGTCGCCTACTATAGTTAGCTTAACTGCTACCATGTCTCCATTGACACCGCTGTATGCCGATTTGAGTACGTCTGCTGCAACTTGAGCAGCAGGACGTGTACCATTTAAC